CACCGTTGTGTATTTTGGCAAAAGCCAAGGTGAGCCAGCCAGCCAGTGGTGTTGTGGCCCTCTCACTGTCTCTGCGTGACCCGATGTTGTCGTTGAGATTCAAAGGTGAATTATTCCAATTGACACTACGTGACCTGCATTTCGTGCCATTGTTCCAATTGCTGCCCACGATCCCGTGCTGTAACAACGGTACTGCCTCACCCTCCCAGAGGGATTTTTAAAATTAGTACAGACTCCCACTAACTCCGCGCGACCCGAAGGAGACGTTGAGAAACAAAGCTGACCTATCCCAATCGACACCACGCGACCCGCATTCCGCGCCACTGTACCAAGCGCCGCCCACCAACCCGCGATTTGGAACTGCGTAACCCTGACCTCTACCGATAGAATTAACTCCATCGTATGTCGTTCCATCGGAGGCGGTGTCCTGAACTGCCCAACTACCTGCTGCTCCGTCAGATCCTGTCTCATTTGCCCATTGCCACAATGCGCCTGCACAGTCTTCACACCCGACATTTGAGATCATTCTACGACTAGCTGTGTCACTATGACCCCCAGTCGTTCCAGGGTCTGCTGATCCGCTGATATTGGTTTCTTCATTACCGCCAATAGCTAGAGCCATAAACTCGGCTTGTGTGGGAAGTCTTTTGTCGATTTCCGCAAATCGCTCTACAAAATTATACCAGTGATAATCGGGGTTGCTTGCTCCATCCACAATTGTCTGATTGTATTTCGATTCCAGCGTTGTCGTATTGCTGGCTAGATAAATATCCGCCCACAATTTATTGCCCACATAAACCATCCCCTCAGGACTGGAAGTTGGACGATGAGAGGCTTGTGTCCACACACTTCTGGGCAGAATATCCCCATCGAGATAGCCTGTTAGGGAGTGCCCACTAATGGTTCCAACATCAACACAAAGGCAGTGAAATCCGCCAATTTTACGAGAATTTGTGGCACTGGCTGTGACACCTCCAACGGTTCCATTAGGATAGGTAGAATTTGAGCTTAAACAAAAATTTGGAGTGGTTCCCGAACTAGGTTCTACCGCATAAATATAGACATCCTCTCCATTGCGGCTTGATGGTGTTGCCTTTGAGATTTCATTACTTGCCCAAGAGCCTGTTGTGTCTGCATCAAGTGTGGTTGCCGTAGAAAGCGTATAAACAGTGGCGTTGATTCGTAGTTGCATCGCTGGAATATTGACTGTCCGCCTTTCTGACGCTGTAGCAGAGCCAGCATAAAATCCAGCACTGACATCATTGCCCCCTGTGATTTGCTGCTCGGCTAAATACCAGTTAGGGATTGGGATGGTTTGTACCGAACCTCCAAAACTGATAAGGCCACTGGACTCCGTAGCCAGGGTCACACTGTTTAGTTGTATCTCGCCTGCCATTTAGTGTCTCACTGAAAGGGTTCCTGTTAAGTTCATTGTTCCGGTCAAATTGATAGGACCGTCTAGGATCACCATTTTGCCCTGAATCGTCAGAGTGCCACTGAACGTGGTGTCTCCGATATACAGTCGGTTATTACCGGATGCTACGGTGATGCTGTCACTGATACTGTTTGCGTGTTCGATGTCTTGTAAGGCAGTATCTGCAGTGGCCCCTTGTGCTGCCGTAGCATAATCCGTTGCTGCTGTGGTTGCTGCAGTGCCAAGACCAAGATGAGTGCTCAAAGACGTTGCGTTGATCCCAAGAGCAATCGTGCCCGATGAAGTGACTGGCGAACCACTATCTACCTCGATCCCATCTGAGCCAGAAACTGCGACACTGGTGACGGTTCCAGAGCCTGAAATGGTTTGATATTCCAGCGCAGTTGCGCCCGCATTTACTGCCAGGACCTGGTTTGCAGTGCCGATTGCAGTCAACCCTGTTCCCCCATTTCCTATTCCGAGGGTTCCTGTTACTGCTGAACCGAGATCATTGATCTCTGCAGTTAGGTAACTTTGGAGGTCTGAGATCTGCGATTCGGTGATGGAGAGTGCTGCTTGATGTTGGGTGACTGATGATTGGGTGATGTTTGCGTCGGGTACGTTTGCCCAGGTCACTGCAGCACTAAGATCATTTACCTCTGCAGTCAGGTAAGACTGTAGATCAGCAATCTGGGACTCGGTAATCGACAACGTACTTTCTGCAATGTACTCAATGTCTGTTGCTGCAGAATTAACTGCAACCAGCTTAGATCCGTTTCCTGTCAGACTGGGGAGGAGATTCGTTCTTGCAGCACTGGCAGTGGTTCCTCCGGTTCCTCCATTGGCAACAGGTAATGCCCCCGTGACATCTGTTCCGAGATTGACCTGGTTGATCGTCAGGACCTGGCCTGCGGAAAGTGTGATGTAGTCGTAGGAGGTCGAAGAAGAGATACTGAGGTCTGTACTGTTGTCTGTCCCACTGGGATCTACACCCAAAGTCGTGCGAAGGGTTGCTCCACTTTCAAACTGGAACTCTCCTGCAGAGGAGTTGTAGACCAGCAGTGCATTGTCTGCGAGTCCTGCAGAGTTTACATCGGACAGGGTGACAACTGTTGAGCCTGGAAGATCTGCGTATTTCCATTCAGTATCTGCAGTGGAATATTGCAGGATCTGACCATTCGTTGGGGTGTCATCGTCATCAGTGACAAGAATTCTCCCAATCTGGGTCTGTAGTCCCGTGTCGAGTTTTGCGGTTGTGATTGAGCCATCTGCAATCGTCGCAGCAGTTGGGGTGCTTGGAGTCCAAGAGGAGCCGGACCAGACCAGTGCCTGGCCTGTGGTGGGTGCAGTCGTTGAGGTGTCTACATCACTGAGATCATCAATTGAACTGGGGATCGAGACCGTGGCAGCAGCCCAACTCTCCCCGTTGAATCGGAGGAAATCATTTATTGCAGGTGTCGTGTTCAGAACATTGCCCAACCCCTCCAGATCCGGTGTCTGGATTGACACCGTAAGTGTCTGTAATTGTTGGTCTATTTCATCAAAATTTGAGTTGACATACGTTCCCCAGAGATCGACTGCCTGTCCGACCGTGGGTTTTTTTAGAGCAAAATTGGTGGTTGTGGTGAAGTCTGTCATTAGCTGCACCCTGAGAAGTCTACGTCATCAATCGTCTTCTTGACCTGAGTCGATACTGAACCCGTGGTGGTGGTTGATGTGATTTGCAGTAACGAGATCAAACCTTTGTAGTTCCCATTTCCATCATTATTAAATAAATCAGTCTTGTTATAAGGTTCTAACAATGCTGTTGGTCCTCCACTGGCAGGTTGTAACGATGCGGGAATGCTAAACGTGGCGACACCATCGATGTTTGTTCCTGATAGATAATAACCAGGATCTAGTTGACTGGTGTCTGTCGATGAGTTAATCAGGCGGATCGTGTACGGTTCAGATCCCAAGATATCCCTGATTGTGTACCAAGTATTTGGATACTGAGAAAGTACGTTCCCACTGCCGTTGAGTCTTAAATCTATGCCAACGGTCCAAACCTGGGCTTTCGTCGTGATGTTTCGAGTCTGAACCGTTTGAGTCGTCGTCACCGTTTTGTACTCGCCAATCGTATCCAGAATTTTATTGGTTTCGCAGACTAAGGTGGTGCTGTCTGCAATCGTGATGGGTGCATCCAGACCCACGATCCTGGCACTGAGGGAATCAAACCGAGTGTTGAGATAGGTGGCAAAACCGGAGTAGTCGAAATCGAGTACCTCTTGGGCAGTCGTGGGAGGGGAGAAACCTTCGGCCTGCAGTTCGGTGTTCAAGTAAGGCCAGGTCGAGACTGGGGTGGTTGCACCTGAATAGGGATCAGGCAGGAGGTCTGCGACTCCAACGGGTATTCGGGAATTAATCGCATCAACCTGCGCGATGTTTCTATTCACCTGGGCCAGTGTGGAACTTGCCCCAACGCCTGCAGCGTTGATCTTGTCTGAAACTGTTTTGAGTTTTGTAGATAACGATTCGATAAACTGATTGATGATCGTCCCGTAAGTGGTCGAGTCGCTCCCAACCGTGGGAATGTCATAACTGTAGTTGGTTGAACTGCTTGGCATTACGATCCACTCCAAGCCGCAAGTGCCGCTTCGGCTGCAGTTCTTGCAGCTTGGGCATCACTCAAGGCTTCATCTGCTGTCTCTTGCAGGGTCTGCAGTTCTGCCGCAGAGGCCGCAAGTTGTGCTTCGGCACTGGCGAGATCTGTTTCCAACGTGTCCAGATCAGACAGTAGAGTCACCAGGGAAGCGTTGACCATCTTGGTTGCCACCGAGACTGCCGTGTTGCTGTTGGTCAGTGCCGTTGATGCGTTGCTGTCTGCCTGGTCGAGTTTGTAGGCAAGCGACGGGGTCACTGAATCAGAAACCTCTCCGAACACCGTATCCACTGCATAGACCTCATCTTCCAGATCCTGCAGAGCAGAGTTCAAAATCGAACCCCAGGAATTTCTGTCTTTGCCGACTTCTGGCAAGGTGATGCTGTAGTTGCTTGTCGTTGGAGGACTATCAGTTAGTGCCATTTGTCCAGACCTTTTCGGTTGTGTTCTGTTTTGCCCACAAATCTGTCAACTGATCTGATTGTGCTGACCAAACGCCTGCGCTTGGGGCTACCTGTTTGAAAATGATCTCTTTGACAAACGGGCCGATCCCGTAGGCTTTCAGCCCGTACGTTGTTTTTTTGGTACTCACGTCAGACCCTTAACCGATTCGTAAGCGTATTCCCCACTGGGCGGAAGCTCAGGCTGTGCCTGCTTCCTTTGGCACGTCTGCGATCATCTGCAGCCTGGATCTGTCCAATTGCCTCATTTGCCAACTGACCCCAGACTGGGAGCCTCTCGTCCTCCCCTAAGAAGGGAGTTGCTGCGACCATCGCATTGTAGAGATAGGCATCTGGGTGAGCGCTGAGAAGCCAGTTGGTCGTGTTGGTAGCAGAAAGAGCCGGGATCTTAGCGTAGTAGTTCATCTCGTACGTCTGGCTCTCTGCAGGCGCTGGCAGGATCCGGACGTTGGTTCCCTTGTAGACGTAGTAGCGAGCGTGTTTATCTGACAGCGAGGCAATGTAGTTGGTCTCGTTGGCCTCATCGATCTGGTGTGCTGGGATCTCAATCAGGTCCCGCTCTACGGGACTGATCACTCGGAGCACCTTGAACTCCAGAAAGTCACTCGGCATCGTCAGATAATTGTCTGAGCTCACCAGCTGAGATCTCGTGTACTGATCGCTTGTTCGGAGTACCCGGTTCATCTTGGCCTCTGCCAGCTGAATAAAGCTCGGAGCGTAGGTTGCCAAGTCACTACGATTGAGCCAGGTCCCGATATTGGTCAGGAGCTCGCTGTAGGTGTTCATACGCGACCTTCCCACACTCGGAAGCACTTGTTGGCTGAGTCATTCAGCCAGCGCTTGAGAGCCTTCCTGTCCTTGAAGCTCCCGTCCCGAAACATCTGGTTCGCTACAGCGGCAGGAAGATGAGCCACTAATCTCATAGAAGATTTTGTGTTGAGATTCTCCCGATCCAACTTGGCCTGTTTGACCAAGGGCTCGAGGTCCTCTGTGATCACGTGGTGAATGACAGACTCATCAGCAGTCTCACTGACCAGCTGACTGACTACATTTCCACGATGATCCAAAATTGTGCTGTGTTTCATTTAGGTAGAGCTCAGGGCTTACACCCCGAGCTCACTGAGGGTTATCAGGTGGTCAGATCTGTGATCAGACCGTGCGCTTGCCCAGAATCTACCTGTAATCCAAACTCAACGAGAATTTGACGAGTCTCGGAGTCGCCAATTTTTGCGAGCGGGAATGTGGTATAGCTTCTAAGCATCGCCAGGCGATAGTGATCCGGATCCAGGATGAAAATATCTTTGTTTGCATCCGCAGCCGCACCCTTGCCCAACGTCCGACAAGGCACTACTTTTACGTCTCCAAAGTCAGAAGCGTAGACCGAGATCGGGCTCCCCACAGTCCCGGAAGACACCATTTCTCGGGTGTTACTGCGACCTGTGAAGGCGCTGATATCCGTCTTGTGGCCTGGAGAGACAAACATCATCGTTGGATCTCCACCGTTGTCATAAACGGATTCCATCACCGTGTTGATCTGAGCCTCACTAACCGCTCTGGTGGTCCCAGAACGAGTCCAGGTGTCACTACCGTCACCAGTCGCAGCTGTGGAGCCTGCGTCTGCAGACACGTTGTACTTAGCCCCATCGTTGAACCAGGTAATCAGGGTAGCGGTCTGACGAGCCGTACCCGCTGCTCCAACGTTTTTGGCTTTGTTTCTGGTGATCGCAAATTCGACATCCCGCTTGAGCTCCTTGCTCTTCCGGGCCATCTGATGACCCATTTGTGAGGCCTTCGTAAAATTCTTGAGGGCTTCCTGGGTCCCGGTGGTCGTAGCGTTTCTGCTAAGGATCATACAGACGTTGTTGCTTCTCGTAGTCAGCGAGGAAGCAGCCCGTGTTGTCTCATCCCCTTCGAGGACGGCAGTGTCATCACGATCACTTAGAGTCTCGTTTACCCACTCGAACAGAGTGTTCGTACAGTTTCTTGGTTTCCCGGCAGCTGACACGATCGGCACATCTGCAGGGTCTAAATTTATGAGGATCGTCGAAACGTCTTCGGGATGCTCTGATCCACCTGTTGCGGCCTTTGTGGCGTAGGTGGTGACTGAATTGGAAATCAGTGCCATTGAATTACTCCGATTATTTCAATTATCCGAACTGGATAAAATTTTTTGGTTTAACCAAACATCTCGGAGAATACGTCCGCTGCGTCATTCATCGACCCTGACCGTGCGAAGCGCTTACTGGCGCTGCTGGGTCCTCTGCCTTCGGGCTTATAGGATCGACCTCTCTTCGACGAGGGCTTGTTTCTCGGTGATTTGGTTGCTTCTTGTGCCTGTTTGGATCCGTTCGCGAACTGCCAGCTTTTTCTGAGTGCCGAGACGATCCTGGCGTCATAGGCTTGCTGGATATCGGTTTCGCTGAAGCCGAGCTCCTCAACTGCAAATTTGCGAATTGCGGCCTTTTCGGCCTTTGCAGTGTCTGGATCCTTCCACTCAGGGATCAACTCAGTCAACAGCTGCCGTTGGCCTTCCAGGGCCTGGGCGAACTGATACTGACCAATCCTTTCCTGTTCCTGCTTGACCGCTTCCAGTTCTCGAGCTCGTTGATCTCGCTGGCTTTGACGGTCTCTTGCTAACTCTCTCTCCCTCACCCAGGCGATTGGATCCTCGTCGTACAGACGCTGCCAATCGATATTGGGCTCTGGAATATCTGGCTGCTCCTGCAGCCTCTGAGCAATCTGCTGCACAGCCTGGAGTTGTTGAGCGTATTGCTGCTCAAGCTCCTGGACTGCTCTACGTTGCTCTGCGATCGCTTGTGTTTTTCTGGTGTAGTCACTCTGTCTCGAATACCCGTTGATGAGCTCATCGAGCGTAACGTTGACTTCTTCATCTCCAACTCGGACCGTAAAGAGTTCCTCTTCGGACTCCTCGTCCTCTGAGCTCTCGGCCTCGATTTCTTCTTCTGTTTCTTCTTCTTCTACATCGTCAACCGTGGTCTCGTCAACAGGTGATTCCGTATCTTCTCCTTCTACTTCCTCTGGGGTATCTCCAATTAAGGCAGAGAAGGCTTCCGCTGCTGATTCCTGTTCGGTTGCTCCTGGTCCTAGTTCTGACATATTAGCGCTTCTTTCGAGTGGTGGTTGGGGCAGGCTCAGACGGTAGATTCGACTGAGCTCGTTTGCCTCGGTTGATCATAATCTCCAGTTCATCTCTGAGATGCCTGTGGGACCTCAACAGTAGATAAGCAGCCTCTCGCTCCTGAGTGCTCTCTGGTGAGGAATCCCGGATGATTCTCATCTGTTCCTCTTCCATTCTGACAAATGCTTCCTTGACCGCTTCACTCGCTAAAAGCTCGCGAGCTTGTACGCCTAAATCGATTGTTTTTTGGTGTGTACTCATTTATATATATAGAGTGTGTTTACTAATTAAGGAGGATCTATGCATTTCCAAGTCGAGTTGACCGATTGGTCTGAAGACAAAGTCAAAGAGTTTGTCGAGAGCCCGTGGTTCGATTACTACGATACCTGCAGCATCCACAGAGAACTGACGTGCCGCTACGGATACTCCCGATCTCAAGGCCCTGAGTACAAAGAAAGACTCCAGGACGAGATCGAGTTTCTGGAAGCGTGTATCGTCTATCACGATAAACTACACAGCACTTCGGAAGCGTCCTAACGCAGTATCTGCCATTGGGATCCCCAGGTCTAATGCCCTCTGGATCCCTTCAAAACCTCCGTACCCTTCCATCTCTGGGTAGTCTTCCACCAGATCTCCAGAGAATGCTCTTCGCATATTCTGAACATCCTGGCGCAAAGGTCCGATTCCTTTGCGCTTTGAGAAATCAATATCTCTCTCTACCTTCTCCTGCACCATTCTCCGCAACTGTGGATCTGCCCCAACCTGAGAGCGAAATCTTTTCAGCGCTGGATCTGCAAATCTCTTCAGCATTGCCCGTGAAAGCCTGCCCTCGTTTGGAGTAGCAAGCTCCCTGCTGTAGTCAATATAGGCTCCGTCCAGATTTGATTTCCGAGCTCGTGTCCCTTTGCCAAAGGTCCTGTTTAGAAATTTTTGATTGCTCACAAGAGATTCAATATGAGATTCTAGCTTTTGAACCTCTGCAGGATCCCCCCAATTTATATCGAAATTGGTAGCCGTCACTCCAGTTCCCGTATCACTAAACTGCAGCCCAGGATAGGCTTGACGCAAAGATGCAAACTGATTGGGAGTAATTGGCCCATCGAGGTAAATTCGGCCTGCTGTTGAACTGCCTTCTGTTCTCATCGGCTTGGGGAAGCTGACCGGGGAACCCTCCTGGATATCCATCGCTCCCCGAAACGCCTGGATTGCTGTCATCTTGTTAAGCATATCCTGCTCTTCTGCTTTCTTGTTGTCCTCACCAAAGACAACCCCTGGCACTCTCAACGGGTTTTCTTCCAGCACCCCTTCCGAGTTTACGTAAGCACCGTAGGCATCACGCACAGGGCTTGCTGCTTTCCCAGCTGCAAGCTCTGCCAAACGATCAACCCCACTTTCTGTGGTATAGTCACTTCTTGGGTCTGCGCTGTACTCCTCACGGAGTTTCTTTGCTTTTCTGGTTTTCTCCAACATCTGTGAGAACATCCCAGATGCCTTCCCTGGGATTGTCTCATACGGCAGATAGATGCTCCCGGTGTCTGCCTTTGCTCGGTTGACGTCAAACAGCATCTGAGCCACCTGTGGCATTCGCTCCTGGTAGATCAACGGGACACTGGCCCCAAACGTGCCAGGCTGTAGATTTGCCAGGTTCCTTTGCAGTACTGGATCATCTGCTCCTGCGAGGATCCCCCCGTAGGCGGGATCAAGTAACAACGTAGCAAAGTCAGGAGTCTGTGAAATCATCTCAGGCGAAATTACGCCTGCATCGATGACGTCCTTGACGTTCATCCCGCCTGATTCCTTACTGTTGGCAAAATCAACTGCTGTTTTCACGTAGGACCAGACGGCTTCCTGCACGTTTGCAGGAGACCACTCCACCCCAGTCTGTTGAGACAAAAGCTTTGCCGCTTCTCGGGTTGCTGCATTCAGCGAATTGTACGCCTTGTCCTTGACTCCAAGATCCTCGGTGTAACGCATTTCACCAAAAAAGAAATTATCTCGGCCTACTTCGACTTCCTTTTTTGCCCCTCCGAACTCACTCTGCAGCAAGTTCATTGCGCGACCCATCCAAGTGTCATTCGTTACCTCATCATATTTGCCGATCAGGTTTTCGTAGAAACTTTGGACCTTGGGGCCTGAGATCTTGATGTTCTTTGTGTCTTTCTGAGTCAATGCTCTAATTGAGTTGTTTCGCCAAGCTTCCAGGACCGAATCCTCCCCCTTGTTCCCCTGGACAGAGGCTCCCATTATTTGCAGAATTTCCTTTCTACCCTTTGGCCTGCCTGCGTTTGTCCAGTTTTTCCAAATATTCAAGGTGTTGTAGAGGTTGCTTTCCACACTGGTTTGCGGAGATGTTGCTGCTAGGAGCGCTGTAAACCTTGCCCCGTCCTCTGGACCAAAAACATCGGTGATCGCTTTGTAGGATGCTTCGTACCAACCCTTCTTGGCTGCGCCTGCGCTTGCCATTGCTGCTAGGTTTTTTGGATCAATCATCACATCGTGCCGAGGTGAGACAAAACCAAGCGTTGCTTTTGGGTAGTCTTTGACTGCGTCCATTGCCTGGATTGGTCTTGGGTTCGCACTCAACCCGTATACTTCCGCTGCAGTCAGATTACTTGCCAATCTTCTACGCCCAGCATCCCCTAAAATTTCACTGGCAATACTGCTCGGAAGTGATGCCCTCCCGTCATACGTAGGGACCAGCCGATTGCGCTCCTCTGAGACCGATCGGCTGCGAACTGGGTTGAGCACTGGAGGGTCCAGAACCTCTGAGAGTAACGGAGATACTCGTCTACCTAGCTTTTTGATTTTTGCAGGCGTGAGCTCCAACAACCCCGTCATATCTAAAATTGATGCGTCTTCCGGAGAACCTAGTACCTGGTCCTCGTACATCCCAAGTCGATCAAGTGTTCTTGCCATCAGTTTACTCCAGGTGGAGGTGGTGCTGGTGGAGGTTGCGGAGGCTGCAGTTGCTGTTCAAACTGCTGGGCTTCCGCTGCTTCTGAGATCTTGGAGAGCTCCCGGTTGCGGCTAATCATCTGGTAAATTGGAGTTGGATCAATTGGGATCCCGTGCTTGAGCTCGAGCTCTCGGATTTTTAGGAACAGATCAATTTCCTGCTGATCCCGATCCCGGTCATCCTTGCGCTTCATCTCTACCTGACGCTGAATCACGTCCATTCGCTTCTTCTCCACCTCCGCCTCTGCCAACATCTGCTCCGGTGTCTTCTCAGGCTCCTCCGGAGGTTGCTGTGCCATCGCCTGCATCGCTTCGGTTGGATCATTCCAGAGTCTGGCCCCATCGTGGATTCCCTGGAGCTCCAACATCCTGAGCATCGTCTCCCTCCACTGCTGGAGACTCGTCAGCGGATTGTCTACTCCCAGTAACTGAATGACCTTTTCCTGCTCTGCCAGGATCAGCTGGTACGTGGCAATCTTGCTCTGAGTGTCCAAGCCTCCCAGGGGAAGGGACACCCGAGCACTCATCTTGGGCCAGCTGGTTGGATCAACTGGGACGTACTGACCCCGAATCTGATAGATCTCCTCGGGAGAGCCGTGGAAGGTTGCCAGCCTGAGAATCTTCTCATACAGAGGCCTCATTCCGGTTTCGGCAATGTTTCTGGCAATGAGCTCCAACCTCGCTTCTGCAGCCCCCCGCTGCATTTCTACAGCTGCTCGGGTCGTACTTTGGAGATGCTCTGCTTCCAAACCTTGTGAGGCGCGACTGATCCCTGTTCTCGCTTCGGCAATCTTGTCCAGGTACTCCAACATCGGAAAGACCTGGGAGGCTGTGTTGGGAATATCAATCGGCTGAATTGCGCCCAACTGGCGCATTGGGATCATCGCATTCAGAGACGTATTTTCCAGAGCGTCAATATCTACAGCCTGCTCCAGATACGCAAATCTGGGGTTGACTGAAAGCGACAAAGAATCCAGTTGGTTTCTCAGGAGTGCTGACCGGATCCGTTGCAGATCTCCAACCTCATCGTATAGGCTCATCCCCTCGACTGAATGAGGCAAGGGCTGCATCCGGAATAGGACAAACGGATGCTCATCGACAGGCTCGTTGTTGATGATGTTGTAGGCGTTTCCAGCTGTGCAGATCTTGCGGAGTTGTCTGCGTCCTGTTCCCAGGACATCTACCCGGCAATAGGCCTCCACGTAGATCACTTCACGATTTGCCAGATCCGAATCTTCCTCGGTGTGAAACTGATGCGTTGGGTGTCTGAGCAGCCACTCCTCATTCGATTTGTACTCCTGATCTGGGCCAATATAGTCCTGGAAGCTCTCCAGGGGATATCCCATCTCGATCAGGTCTGATACCCGTAGATGTTGGCGTCTGGCAATCAGCTTGGTCTCATCCTCACTGACACTGTAGCGGTCAATCAGGAGCTCCTCGGGAGGGACGGATTCAATCACAATCTCGCCTGTGTTTTCCTCCTTTGAGAGATCCAACTCAAAGGTCCCGTCTTCATTCTGCTCTGCGTTGATGATCTGCCAGATCCCCTGCTGGGCGATGTACTGATACGCCTCAGCTGATACGTTGGAAAGCTCCCTCGTCTGGGACTCGGTCCGCTCATCAAAGAAGACCTGGGCGACTCCGGTTCCCTTGATCAACGTATCCTGCAAAACATCCAGCAACACCCGATAGCCCTGATTCTTGTCCCGGAACAGGTAGTTGACAAAGTCTGTGGCCTGCTCTGCGACCTCAACGTCCTGGAGCTTGCGGGGTGTAAAGGCAATCGCCTTCTCTGACCCAAAGAAGATTCTCATCAAGGCCGGGAGGACCTGGTTGACTGCATCGTGAAGCGATCGATCCACAATCTGGGATCTGTTCTCCTCCTCCTTCGGAGAATGCCCTGACTCTGAAAACGGATGTCCCAGCCAGTACCTCATCGCTTCGGCTGAATGAGGCGATCGAGTGTGATCGGTGTAGTCGGCTGCATCTGTCAGAGCAGCCTGGACCCAACTCTCGAGCTCCTCGATGCTCATCGGCTTCAGTTCGTTTGCACTGCTCATTTGCTTTTCCCGGCTCTCAGTTTGGCGGATGCTGACAGATCCTTGTAGTGGAAGACTCTCTCCGAGTTGCGACCGTGACGAGCTCCGGAGTGGAGCTCTCCGTTTGGCATCTTGTGAGTTGCTCCACTAAACTTGGTCCCGTCCTTAAAATAGTGGACCTGGTTCTTCATTTTTTCTTCTTCTTGCCGTATGCGCCCATTTGTTTCTTATAGGATCCCATTGCTCCACTGTGCTTCTTTCCGTACATCAGTCTCTCTCGTTGGAGATTAGCAAAATAGACCGAGCTTGGAGCTCGGGCTGGTAATTCCGTCACTTCTTTTTCTTTGCTCCAGCAGCTGCAATCTTGAAGGTCCTGTTGGAAGGTCTGCCCTTCTCGCCTGGTTTCTTCATCCGCTCCCCACTGCCTGCAGCAATACGAGCTCGTTTTTTTCGGATGTTGTCAAAAAGATTTGGTTTTGCCATTGTTCACCACTTTACCTTGTTGGCCCAGTAGGCTGCGCTCATCTTCCCACGGGAAATATTCTTGGCGTGTCTTGCCTGGAATGATTCTCGACGCTTGCGGTAGCTCTCACTCTCCCCCTCCTTCTTTGGGGAGCCACTTACCCCCTGTTCCCCGAATCGGACTAGCTTCACCTGGTTGCCTTCCTTGGCTAGCACAGCGTGGCTTTTCTTCGGGTGATTCGGTGTGCGTTTCGGTTTGTTTACTCCACTAAACGTCTCTCCACGATAGGTAATGCTCATCTAGCTCTCCTTTGAAATACCAGTGCAGACTCTGGCGTAAAACTCTCCCATTTCTCCACGTTGCTCCACTGTCAGCATCTTGAGCTCCTCCTCGGTGACTGCTTCGCGAAACTTGTCAATCACACAGCTGCACTGCTGCAGTGCGTACTGGCTGGCGATCGGCTCCGGAGAGTGCTGCAACATTGAAGGAATGACTGCCTGGATACACGTCCAGGTCCAGGTCACCAGGAAGTAAGTGCTGTAGCTCATTCAGACCACATTTACGGCTGCTCGGTTGCGTTTGATTCGATGTCTCCGATACTGTCCTCTGGCATCAATTGCCCGTGAGCTCATTGAGATCATCAGAGCATCTGCCAGGTCCGGGCTGTGGCCTAACCTCTTCTTGGTCTCTGCCTTCGACTCAATTGCCAGGGTTCCGTTGCTGCGATAGTTGTAGCGGGTTGCTACCAGGTCCCGGACAAGATCCTCATTATCAGGAATGCTGACCTCTCCCTTGAACCAGTCCGCCAGCTGAAACCAAAGCTCTGCCCGTAAATTTGAGTATTTTTCACTCATTGAGGCACTCTCGGAAACATTGACTCCACGAGCCGGGAGCCCGAGCTCACGACATCTGTCCAGTACCCCTGATCCAAGACCTACTGAGTCGATCAGAATCTCCTCGATCGGCAGATACCAGTCTCGCTGGTACAGATCCACCAACCGTCCTGCTGTCTGCATCAGATCCAGCTTCTTCCAGCTGTGGACCTCCAAAACCTTGCGGCCCTGTCTGACGATTGCCACTGTGGAATCATCTCCGAACCTGGCGATATCGGCCCCAATCACAATTGGTGTCTCTCTCGGCTGGTACACCGTCCGCTGCCTGGCAAGCTCCACTTCGTGCATCCCAATCACTGTATCGTCATCACTCTTCGGGAAGAGACCCAGAACCCTGACACGAAATTGGTTGCTGTCCTCTGAGCCGTACTTGATCCTCATCGATTCGACGTAGGACTCGCTCACCAGAGGCGAGTCCAGACAGCTGATCCGATAGGTCTTCCAGTGCTTCTTGAGGCTGTGGTGCGTGTCGTAGAAGAATCCAGCACTACGGACCCCGTTTCCAAGAAGCAGGAACGTCGAATGCTCCCCGGAGGTTGAACCCAGTGCGCTCTCAAAGACCTGTTCCGGGACTCCGGAAGCCTCATCGGCAATCAACAGGATGTTCGTGCTGTGAGCTCCTGCCAGCGCCTCTGGCTGCTCTGGACGGCTTAGTTTGGCTGCACAGAAGCTCTCACTCGGAGAGGCGACCAGTTCGACTCGATCACTCTTGACACTCAGCTGCTCCCGTAACACCTCCGGAAGTTGCTTGATCCAGGATTTGAATTCGGCAAACAAGGCATCGTACAACTGTCCACTCGTTGGGGCTGTGACCAAGGTCTTCTGGGGGAACCTCGTCAAAATATGCCAGATCATCGCCCAGGAGGCTGCAGAACTCTTCCCAGTTCCGTGACCGCTGACTGCTGAGATTGCCTTGATCTCGGGATTGGCAACGTCTCTCAGCAGAGAGGCTTGCCAAGGCTGTGGGGTGACCCCAAGAACCTCCTCAACAAAGCCAACCGGATCGGTGCGGTAGCGTCTCTGGAAATCAAGAATATTGGCTGCTAGTTCGCTCATTCGCCTTTTTGTCTGGTGAGGGCAAGACTGCTCAAGCTACAGGTAGACCCCTCTACCTCTCGGAAATCCGAGAAAACAGTCTTTCCCTCATTTGTGTGATTGGAGCGCAGCGTTGGAGTCTCATTCGAGGAGGCCGATAGCGTCTGAATATTGCTCCTCACTCCGCATAGCTTTGATTGACCCGGTCCAGCGTCCTTAGTGGCCTCACTTCGAGGTGTCTCAGAGACAACCGGGCTACTCGTGACGCTCCAATTCTGCAATCACCTTGATCGTGACGATCGCCTTGCCCCCCTTGAGGACCGATCTGCGTCTGATCACGAGGTGATCAATCTGGTTGTCATTCACAAAAACTCCTGCATCCTGCATCAGGTCCAACGCACTCTTGGCGTAGTTGTCCAGGTCTGAGCGATGCTTGCTTGGCGGAAACAACTGAATCACTACCTTGAGACGCTGTGTTTCCGGAAAGGTTCCTCGCAAGTGCTCCAACTGGGCTGCGTGTTTCTTGTAGTCCCGGCCCTGCTTGCTGAGAATCGATCGGCCCTTGACGGAACGATAGTAGCTGTTGACCGAGACAGGATACGGAATCTCGAGCTCAATCTGCATCACGTCGAGAGGACCTCCTGGTCTTCCCGCTCCTTTCCCTGATCAACACGTCTCCAAAGTTCTTCTCGAGCAAAGTGTGGTACGTCTTCCTCAACATCTCCCGGAGATCTCCCAGTTTGCCATCGTTGTGAATGCCTGAGACCACCAGGGACATCCGCTCGGCTGCATCCAGCAGATCGAGCAGGTTCTGCAAGTCTGCAAGGGTTAGATCGACCTCTGCAATGTACTCTTCATCTCCGACTGCAAACATCAGCTGATCCTCAAAACCCGGTAACTCGAAATCTTGCTGTATTGCTCAAACAACTCCGGTTTCTCCTGCTTGAGAGCCTTTGTGTCCAGACTCTCGCGGGTCTGAGTCCTCCAGGTGGCAATCCGGTTGTCTCCACATCGGAGCTCCTCACACTCGCCAATCAACCGCTTGATCTCCCCCTCCAACACCTTGCGCTGATCTGCTAACTCTGCTTCCTGTTCCTTGATCTTCTGGTACTCACTGATCAGGATCAGATCACTCTCTCCACAAAGGGCTGCTGATTCCGATTCACTGTCCGGATACATCAAGTCGTAGTCTGCCGAACTCATCGAATCCGGGGGTCTGTTCTCTGTAACACACTTCCAGAACCTAGCAGCCTCCCGGATCAGCCTCTGCTGATCGTCCTGGTTGCTCCAGACCCGATACATCCGGATATCCCGATCATCAAGGATTGCTACAGCCAAATATGCTGAAGAAAGCCCGGTGAGCAGCAAATACTGCTGAATCTGCCAGTAGTGCTGCAAAGGGATCCTCCCCTTGGCATCGTCTCCGTTGGTGACAACCAACCCGTCTGGACCCCACTGTCTCGCTGATCGACTCGTCGTGGTCTTGCACTCGAGCAACAGATCATCCTGGCGACTCATCCGGTCAATGTGGGCTACCAGGTACTCGTACTCCGGATGCACAAAGCGCTTGTTCGCTCTTCTAAACTGGACGCTGAGACGCTCCGAGGCGGCTCTGGCGACCAGGTCCTCAAAGTAATGACCCCACTGGGTTGCCGTGTTTCCCTCAAAGGGCTGGTCAATCCCAATTTTGACCCTCCAGAGCTCGTAAGGACTCTGGTACGGATTGAACCCGAGGATTGCTCCTGCATCACTGCCACCCAGAAAATGCCTGCGTTCCTCCGGTGTGAACAAATCTTGATTATTTGAGTTAGTCATATCAGCGCACTCTGCTCTTGTCTAGGATTGTTTTCAAGCGGGATGACTCCCGTGGTAACTCCAGCCGAATCAACTCCTCCAACGGAATCAGGACCTTCGGGCCTGCATTCCTGCCGTTGTACGGAGCCCTGTGAACGATCCGATAACGCTCCGGAGAAAAGACCGCTCTCGTCATCGGAAAAACCAGGTAGAGCCCAAGCGGATCCGTAATCCTCCGGAAAAACAGCAACACCTGGGTCCTCGTCAAGGACAACACCGAAAGCCCCGCCTGCCACTTGTCAAAACTCAGGAGCTCGGAGTCAAAAGGCTCCGGGATCCTCTGCTGGCGACTTCCCCGCTGCTTCAACTCGTACAAGCTCACCAGGTATCCCGACTGGTCGTAGATTGCTCCGTCAAAGACATCAAACCTTCCACCACTGCGCTCACAGTGGAAAACCGTGTGCCTGTTGATCAACTCCGCCAATTGAGCCTCCTCGCTCTGAGGGCTGATCTCGATCCTCTCCGGATCAAACAAAACCTTTTCCAAAGATTCTCCAGTTGAAGGGCTTCCCAGGAGCGTACTGCCAAGACAGAAATTGCTTGCAGAGGCAATGAATTCAGAGCTCACTTGCTAAGGGAGGACACCGAGAGCTAACGAACTCGGTAGAGCTCTACCCCTGTTGCCTGGAAAGCCACGTTTTCTCTATTCGTTCTGCACTCATCCGGTCCTCGATCACCAGGATCGGAGGACCGTGGAGAGAACAAGCGATTGAGGTCGAATCCTCCTGCCAACATCCACAACTCTTCGAGCTCCCGTATCGCAAGGCGGCTCCCCTGACAAAACTCTCCTCTCCACAGTCACAAAGACACCTCCAGAGAGCTCCCTCTCCTCCACGCTTGCGGAAACGCTCAAACGACTCTCCTGAGATCGCCTGCTCCTGGACCACCAACCTGCCGTATCGGTTCCCAGTCTCGTTGATTGCGTCCGTTGAACAGCCACAACTGCCAATCCCCCGCTTGATGTTCTCTGCACTGATTCCCTTGATCACCCCACAGTCACACCTACAAAGCCAAACCGCTCCTGACGAGTATCTGCGGATCCGCTCAAACTCCGGTCCTTCGTTGATCTTGCGTAAGATCCTCAACTTGCCGTGTCTCTCGCCTGTTCTGTCTCGGTACGGTCTCAATTTTCCAAAAATTTTCAGAGGGAGGCATCGTTTCCCAGGTTACGGGTAGGGGGGGGGTTGGTGATGGTAATACTCCGACCAGGCTCGGTCCCAATACTCTTCTCCGTTCTTCAGACTGTCCTCGTTGGATGCTTCTAGGACCGTCCTGGCTAGGTTGCCAATCGGATCCTTCCGGTCCTGCTGTTGACTGAGCCACTCGAAAAAACGTCTGTGATGGGATCCGTAGGTCGGCTTCATATGTTCTGGGTGTAGGAAAATTTGGGAGGTGTGGGGTTGTAGATCTCCACCCCGTACCCTAATCCGAGGCCCCCTGGGGGGCTCTCGGAGCTTGTCGCTGCAGCAACCCTGGTTTGTTGGCTAGTTTGTTGGCTAGTACCCCACTGATCAAAAAAATTCCGCATAAAACCTAGGATGTCGGTTCCTTATATAGCCACCGAACCAGCCTATAAGTTCGTTAAGATATATTATCGAACATATAGATTCTACTGCTTTACCCCTGATATTTACTGGGCTAGCGAGGAATTCAGATAAGATGAACGAGCGCGGATAAGCGCTGAAATATTATCAGTCGGTAACAGCACAGCGGCCTACACCTCACCCTTTCCCTCACCTTTTACCTCACCCTTTACCTCCCCCTACACCTTACTCCCTCACTACTCCCTTACTCCCCCAACACTTCTCCCTCACTAGCTCCCTCACCAGCACCAACCAACGCCTTATATCCTACCCCTTCCTTTTCCTCCCACTCTCCACAGGAATCATCCCGCTGTACCAAAGGCCAAATAGCCATTCGATCTATGTCATTGGTAATAAAGACAACTTTGTACATCCTAGGTCTTGGTGCGTATCTCTTGCAGTATCCCAACCCAGCGTGTACAGCATCCCTTGATTCCACAAAGAACCTACACCCCAAGCAAGTCTGGTCATCTTTCATTTTCGCCTTTCCATTCGTTGACTGAGAGCGAGCATCCGGACCGTGGAATCCCATTTCCCAGTCCGGAGCTCTGGACACCGAGCAAGTGTCCTTTCCAGCGAGTTGCCTAGACTCGCCCAGTGTTTTAAGGGACCACTGGCAACCCTATCTCTTCAGCGATCGCTGGCAGGCTCGACAGAGAGCCTGACCTTCCCGATAATACGGCATCTTATCTGGCTTATACGTCTGACACCTCCTACAAGGCTTCAGAACGCTCACCACAGGGCTGTGACAAACCATCAGTGGGTTATCCCTCATTTTACGAAAACGCCTCTCTACACGCCTGCTGAGAGGCTCTCGATTGACATCTATCCACAACCCACGATTCACTTGTTGGTCTCCACCCAACACTATTCGTAGCTCGGGAGAGTCCTGTTGGCGATCTCTGCGAGGAGCTCCGCTCGTTGAGCGAGCGTCTCTCCGTGGACCTCCACCGCCTTGACCCAGCAGTGACCCAGTGCCTGACAAGCTCTGGAAAAATAATCTTCCAACTCATCACTGTTGATCGATTCGAAAGTCATCGAGAAAGTCGTGATCTCGTCTCCGTCCTGATGAATCATCGTGATCGTTTCCACTGGTTAGCTCCTTCCCTGGATTGACAATTTTAGGCGACTGCTCTGCGTTCGCCTCCTTGAGAGCCTTGAGAAACTCAAAGCTGAGATTCGTCACATTCACCTGTTGCTTCTCCCCATATCGCTGAGGATCCAGCATCCTGGCAGTATCCCGGTTGATATCAGCCGTGACCTTAACCTCCCGAAAGTCTACGATCTCTCCGCGATCTAGCCTTTCCTCCACGCTCTGGGACTGCTTCTCGGTAATCCTCGAGAGAGTGTGAGCACTTCTGCGAGCATCTCTCTTGTGGAGAGCCTTGGTTTCGGCTTCCTTCACAGCAGGGAACTTCGCCACGTACTCGTCAAAGTAGCTGTAGGGGATCTTGTGCTTATCCAGAACATCCCGGTACTTCCCTCTGGATTCACTGGCAGCGACCTCTTCCCAGAACTTCTCCCAGAACTCAGGAGATCTTGCCTTCGCCAGAAAATTACGAATCTTGGTATCTTTCTTCTTGAGTGGGTTGCCTGCCATTTGTTGCCTGCCATTTGTTGAAACAATCCGTTTGGAGTCCTACGGGTGTTACTGTTTACTGGTATATCTCCCCCCTTAAGGGGGAGAGATATATACCCCCAGTTAAACAAACTCGTAAACACACTGCGTATAGGGACTTGGTTAAACAGTTAAACAATGTTTAAGCTCTAGTTAAACATTCAGTGAAACATCAATTGCAGAGCGTCTGGCAACGTACTCTCCCTCAAAGGAAAGGAGAGAGTGAAGCTCACTGTAGAGATCTCGGTAGTTGCTTCTCAGATGAGAAAGCATCGAGCGACTGATCCCCTTCTTCCCACAGATTTGATTGACGTTCTTGATCAAGTACCAAAGCGGAACCTTATCCTCACTCTCACTGAGCAGTCTGGCTGCTCTCTCCACTTCCAGAAAGCTCTCCCAGAACGTCAGAGCGCTTCCCTGCAATGATCCCTTGACCTTCTTCTCCTCTCCCTGACCTCGTACGATACACGTAGTCACAGGCTCTCCTGTTGGCTTCACTACACTCTCCAGTTGTACTTCTCCCAACTGGAGCACAATTGCCTCTGGGATCGAGCTATCTTTCATCTTCGTACAAGCCAAGGTCAGGATACCGTCCTGATTTGTCAGGGAATATTCTACGTCTACTGCAGCCCTCAAGGAACCTGCCCCTCTCATCCCCTTGGACTCATCCTTTCCAGAGTGGTGAATGATCAGGATAGTACAGTCCCAGCTGCGTCTCAGATGATCCAATAGCCCTACAAACTTATTCATATCCTTCGTAGAGCTCTCATCAGACTCTCCAAAGTGTCGTGCCAAGGTATCGATCACGATTAGCTTAGGATCCTCACCAGTACGCTTGGTGATACTCTTTAAGGCATCACTGACTGCACTGACATCTCCCTCATTTGTCAGATCAGCTCCTCTCGTCGAAACCTGCATTCGATGAGGCTGTATCACTCCAAACTGTTCCTGCCAGGCGTTGATTCTCTTCTGTAGTCCAGATCTGCCTTCACCAGCCAGATAGATCACCGGACCTTCAGACACTGCTCTCCCTTGCCAGGACAACCCAGTAGCCACAGAACAGGCCAGATCGATTGCCAAAAAAGACTTTCCACAGTTGGCTTGACCAAACAGAGCTACTACCGAGTCCTCTGGTAGCACACCGTCAATCAGCTGTGGAGGGACCGTCATATCTGCACAGAAGGAGGCCACATCCTCAAAGATCTTGTCCTTGCGTCTCTTCGACTTTACTGGCTCTCCAACAGGCTCCTCAGAGCTCGTGTCCTGATCATTAAGAGACAATTGCTCAACCTCTTCCCTTGGCTCGTCGGTCGGACTCGCCCAGGCCACCTGAGCTCTCTGTCTTGCCGATCGACTTTCCTGCAGATCTCGAACTGCTTTTTCCAGTAGATTCTTTGCTTCCAAGTTCCCTCCTAAGCGCTCGCTCTGCGAATCGTGAGCGCTCACCTTTTGGAATTGATTCTAGCTCTGCCACCGTCTCCTGAGAGAGAGTGAAGAGCACTTGTACACGTCTATCCATTAGACCTTCGAATTTTGGGAGGGAGCTTGAGTGATGCTAACTCTATCGCTTGATCTGGTGGTATCGTGGCAGTGACTGGTGTCCACCCCCTCGGTGGCGCAAAGCTGCCCCAGAATTTACCCTCCCAGGTTTTTACCAAGGGCCTCGTCCAGACCCGTAAGACTCTTCCCAGGCAGGCTCCTCCTCGAAAGGAGGAAGCCCAGCCTTCTCAGCTGATACGTACTTCACTTCTGTCTGTTCGTACTGCTTCTTCGTACGCTCGCTAGTTTTCATCTGTCCAGTGCCTCTTACGGCAAAGCTGATCGGCTTACCAGAAAGCAGCTTATTCCCATTCGTTAGCGTGAGCTTATCCGTAACCCCAACCGCTTGAAAAACTCTCGCCAGAAACTCGTGACCAATCTGCGTAGCTGCTGGATTCTCGTGTCCAATCCAGCCTCTTCGCCTGCTTGTACCGTCACCCCCTCGGAAGGTGATCTGATACTGCTGACCCTTCTCCAGAGGCTCCAGGAGCTCGAACGTTTCGATCGTACCAGTGTAATTTCCAGCTTGGAGGATCCGATCTCGAACCTCCACGTTTGTGTTTTGTGGGTCAAATAAGACGGTTTCACTCATCCGTTTCCTTTACTCGTAAATGTTCTAGTTTCCCAAAATAGTCTCCCAACATAGAGACTAAGCCATCAAAATCATTTTCTAGCTTCTGAATTCTTGCTTCCAAGACCTCATAATCAAACCTTGTGTTCTTTTTTGATTCTATTGATTTTATATCTTTAAAACTTCTTTTTGGGACATCAATCCTCAGATCAATTGAGGCAATCCTTATTAAACCTCGGTAAAAATATTGGTATTTAAAGATACAATCTAAGAAATCAAAATCTGGATTAGAGAAGTCTCTTCGAAATTCATCTACAAGGTTGTGTCTTATCAAAAATGCCAGGTATTGCTGTCTCGCCTTAAAAACACTTCTAAATTTGTTATAAGTTGAATACATCTCATCATAAGAGAGCTTTCTGAGCTCATCGAGGCCAACAACCTCCACCCCTTCCTCTCTCAGTTGAGGATGTACATCTTTCACCCACTCAATCCTCCAATCGTCTGGGTTAGGTTCAGCCTTCGGATCCCTCTCCTCTAAATTGGCTCTGTTCTGAGCCTGGGTTGGGTTTAATAACAGGACATTCTTTAATTCTTGGTGTGCGTGGTTGAGCATATTTCCTCTGTGAAATGTCGCGTACCCATTGCTTTTGCTTTGCACTGGGAGCGTAAATAACTCCAGGGCTCCCCGAATCACCTAACCAGGGATCTAAAAATTTAGCTTTCATCCCATCTAGGAACTCTTTCTCCTTCTCAGTAATAAAATACTGGTCCGGAGATGCTAAAATTTCCTGGAGCAAAAGAACCCAAGACTTTGGCATAAAAGACTGCCGAGTCTTCTCGTAAGACACCTCTGCTTCAAGCCACAGAGGGATCTTTTGATTGCTATTTAAATCTTCAATAAATTTGGCGATCTCCTTCTCGTACCGGAACCACTCACGAGAGACGTTGAGATGTCCAAATCTACGGTGAAGGTACTTTTCCTCATCAAGACCTCCAAAAGCCTTTGCGATGATATAAATATCAGGCGCAGCCGTCTGAAGATTTGTTAAGCGCTTTTTAATCGGCCCATCGGTGTACCCAATCTTTACTTCCTTGCGACTGGGGCTGAATGCGAAATAAATCATTCAAAAATCATTATTCCCAAAGCGGTCTCTGTTAAGCCAACCCAACTCAGCTGAGAATCGGTTAGAGAACCCAACCGTAGGACCAAATAGCTCAGTCCGTAGTTCTGACAAAGTCATAGCATCGGAATCATCGTTTTCTGGGAAGTAATTCCCGATACACTCCTCATTACAAAACCAGTAATCCTCCTGCCGTATACTGATCCTCCAGAGAGGTTTGAGCCTCCCGCATTCAGAGCATTCAATTGATCGGATATAGACATCACCACGATCAGCAAGTCGGAGGATATTTGTGTTGTTGCCAAGGGTGCGCTTGATGCGCTCCTTGAGCAACGAGCTAATCATTTGATTAGGTCTGCAATCCGCTGGAAGCTTGGATCCTCAATTGGATCGACTAGCCCAAAGCGATTACCAGCGAGGTATTTACCCGTCTCAATGACGTGTAATACTCGCTTTTGGGTAAGCTCCACATTATCCTTGCCAGCAATCCTGGAGACCTCAGAATCGAGTGTAAGAAATCCGATAAGTTCTGCCCACTCTGTCAGTAGCCCACTCGCTCGCTGGTCGAGCTTAGGCTCCCAGCGATCGTACTCAGGAAGCAGTGGGTCCTTGACGGTCTTCTTCTGACTGTGAACAACAAATCCAACGTGCATATCCATCTTCTCGTGGAGATAATCCAGAGCCGTCAGGACCTGTTGCCAATAGCGCACAGCTGCGACTCTCCCCTTGGCAAATCCAATATCGTCAATCGTCTTGTCCTTGGCCTGCTCCCGGAAGGTGTCCAGCAGGACCTGTCGCCAGATGATCTGCTCTAGCCAGTCAGCTGAATCAATAAAAAAAGACTTGAACTCGTGAGGCTCGCTCCAGAGCAGTTTGATCTGATCCAGGATTGTGAATAGGTCACAGCCTGCCCAATCTAGTCTTGGGAATCCGTACCTCTCCGCTGATTTCTCAACGTCTCCAAGAAGCGCTCGAGTGAACGATGAGATGAGGGTGGTTTTGCCGCTCTTGGGCTTTCCTTGGATGATGACCTTGAGCGGTCGATTTCGTTTATCTTTTGCGATGAGCTCGCTAAGTTTTTTTGCCAACGCTCCTCCTCTACTAGAGCCTGATCATTATCGATATAGTCGCCACGCTTGGGTGACCAACGCAGCCAGCCTTCCTCTGGGGACCAGACTGTCTTTAGGATCTTCCCCACGCTTTGGGCCTTGTCCGCAGAGCGACCTTTTCTGTTTGAGTTGAACTTCATTGATCTCACTGGTCATTTTTTACTCCGATTAAAAAAACCTGGTGATCACCGTGTCCTGTGACATCTGCAGGCATCACAGGTAGGCGTTGAATAGATCCCCCCTTTGACAGGTAGGCTTGGATCTCCTCCAGGAAATCACTACCCTCGATCGGCTGTGGGTCCGTTGCGGACCCGATCCAATCAGGAAGCTCCCGAGCGGGGTTCCAGGCAGGCGCATAACAATCGTCACTCTCGTAATTTCTACGACTCTTCATTATCTCCCTCATCGCACTTCTGGACCTGGAGCGACTAATCCGTTTACAGTCATCGCAGTATCGACGACTGTTCTGAGAGCTCGTCATTACGAATGAGAAGTCTGCTTTACAGTGAGCGCACTGAATGCTGACTTTCCGTTTGAGAGTCCTCTGCTTAGAGCGACACTCCGGAGAGCAGAAACTCACTCGGTACTTCGGAAGAGGCTTGTAGCAAATCAAACAATCTTTTAATGTTTTTTGATTTAGTTCTGGCATCTGACTCCAGTCAGAGAGGAGGCCCAGTTTCAACGTCAATGTTGAAAGGCAAGAGGGAGGAGTTGCCTGCTGGGCCTTGTTTGTTGATATCAAAATATATATATTGATATTTTTTAACTGTCAATAGTCATTTGCTCTTTTATCAAAACTGTTACTTAATTTTTACAGGGGGGGAATTTTATAAGTGCATTTAGATTCACTTTTAAAATTCTAAACTTCTAATAAAAAAGATGAATCAAACACCACTAGTTAATTTCATAAAAAAAACCCTCAAAATTCGCTCAGATGCTGAGCTAGCAAGGAATTTGCGGCAATCTCCTGCGAGTTTTAATGCGAAAAAGATCAGAGGGACAATAGATCTAATAGAAATCCGCGATTTGTTTGTGCGGGAAGGTGCAGACGTAAAGATTTTAGAAGAATTTTTAAGTAAACCTTCTTTGCACATTCCTGCTAATGAGAAATTATCAACTAGCCAATATCGAGAAGTCCCTGAGTACAACGTCCGGGTATCCGCAGGACACGGGGAGTATCAAGGGATCGAGCACGTGAAACAGGAGCTCCAGATCCCTAAGCAGTGGCTTCCAGAAAATGGGAAAGTTGGGCTGGTCAAAGTGGAGGGAGACTCAATGTGGCCTACGATCGCTCACGGGGATTTTGTCGGTGTGGAGTTTAGCAGTGGCTATACTAGTGACGGGCTCTATCTGATCAGAGTCGAGGACTCGGCTTTTGTAAAACGATTACAGAAAGAGTTTAATTTAATACGGATCATCTCAGACAATCCGCAGTATAGAGAGATGACCGTATCTCCAGATGATGGGAGTGACTTTGGCTTGATCGGACGAGTCGCCTTGATCGTCAGAATGACGTAAATGGGAAGAAAAAAAGTTCGTATCTACCAACATCCGAGCAGAAACGTCTACATCGGTCGCTATCACGAGACGGGTAAGGAGGTTACTCTGATATCCGTTGAGGAACTAAAACAGATCTGTGGGCGATCTGAGCAGCGGAAAAATCAATTGCTCGAGAAATTATATCAGGATAATGACCAGGTCCTCCCCAGTGATGAACGAGATGCTTTTCTTCAGATGATCTTCAACACTCGCTCCCCCAATACCTATAGAGATTATAAGAATGCTCTACAGAAACTCCCTGAGCTCTCTGAGAAAGGGATTCAGCAACTAATCAGCAACGAAAAAGCAGCTGGTCGATCTGAGGCAAGTATCAATAGCTACCTGCGAGCAGTACGTGTCTACTCCAATTGGTCTGCAGCCAGATCCAAGACCCAGCCTGTCGAGGTCAAGATGCTCAGAGAAGTCTCCAAACCTGTTGCTGCATTTAAGGAACAACAATTGGATCAACTGGAAGATTATCTGGAAGGGAAGAAAGAGGAAGGCAAGCGCTGGAGATTGCTAAGACTAGCTCACCACGTCCTACGACACACTGGGCTCAGAGGGTCCGAGCTCCTCCACCTCACCTGGGAAGATGTCTCGATCAATACCCGAGAGATCCGAGTCGGTGACTCCGAGCTCCAACGAGTCAAAGGGAGAAAAGAGCAGCTGATAGTATTCCCTCAGATCCTGCAACCAGTCCTGGAGAACGAAATAAAAGACCACCACTATCTACTCCACAAATATTGGGCTCACCTCAATGAGCTCACTGCAGCAATGAGAAAGGTCCAGCGATCTCTGGGGATCTCTGGCCCCAAACCTCTACACGGGTATCGTGCCTCCTATTGCAAAAAGCTGTTTAACAGTGGATTCAGTGCTCCACTTGTAAAACGCTCCTTGAGACACGCTAGCATCACCACAACAATCAGTTACTACGATGATCAGGTCACCGATCTGCGAAACGCATTCGACTGCAAATATCTCGGTAATATCCCGGCAAGCGACTCGCCAGACTAGGTGATTACTGGTAGGCTTCTGTGACTTCTAATCAGTAGGTTTCAGGTTCAAGTCCTGATGG